TACAGACAGCATTCGCTGCATTACCAGCTGCTGTACAACGTAAAAAAGCTGACCTACGTATTTTCGTAGCGCCTAACGTAGCACAAGCATACGAGTTTGCTGCTGCATCTGGTAACACTATGACATTTGTAACTGCACCTTTAGCACTTACTTTCTTAGGAGTTAAGGTTGTGGTATGTGAGGGTATGCCAAACGATACTTTTGTTATCACGTTGAAATCAAACATGATTTACGCATTCGATGGAGAGCAAGATGGTAAAGCATTGAAAGCAGTTAACTTGTCTGACTCTGTAGCAGAGCCTTACATCCGTACTCGTGCTAACTTGAAGATTGGTTTCTTCTACACGAACCCAACTGAAATCGTACTTTACGCTTAATATTAACAAAGGGGTAGGTGACTACCCTTTTTAAACCTTTATAAAATGGCTTGTCAAACAATAACATCTATTCTTCGTGGATGCGATGGCAACATCGGAGGTATAACTAATGTGTATATCAACGATTTAGCAAACGTAACTGCGATTACTGAGGATGCTGCAAACTGGGAAATTACTGCAATGACGGTATCTTCGGATTTTAAAGCATTCGAATTTTTAAGAAATACCTCATCTTATGTAGAGGAAGACCAAAGAGATTTAGTTGCTGGTTCAAACTTTGTACGTGCTACTATCACTTTAGTTTTCTCTAGAAGAGAGGCTGCAAAATCTAAAGCAATCAAGATTTTAGGCGAGGGTCAAAGAGACCTAGCTGTGATTGTTAAGGATGCAAATGGCAAATACTGGTACTTCCCATACGCACAATTAGCTACCGTGACTGAGGGGTCAGGAACAGCTAAAGCAGATGGTTCTAAGTACAACATCACACTAGTAGCGGAGAACGAGAATCTAGCATACGAGGTAGACTCGGCTGTGATACCTACTATTATCTAAAAGCTACACTTCAATAGTTGAGCCTACTCTTTATACGGGTAGGCTTTTCTATTGGTGTACAATGACTATTATCTTTGTAATATAGTTATGATATACATTGAAAAGGGGCAAGAAAATAAAGTAGTGTTAACTCTTACAGAGAGTAGCACTATTACATCACCCTATTTTTTGTTTAAGTTTGAGAATGAGTTTAACACCTCATCAACACCTTTATATTGGTCGCCATTAGACCAAAGTAGTTACCCAGAAAGATATAACCTATTTATACTTGACGAACCTACCGACTTGAATTTAATTATAGGTCAATACAGCTATCGTGTTTTTGAAAGTGAAACACCTATTATCGTTACACCATCCACAAGTGAGGAGGGTTTGACTGAGTTAGAAGAGGGTAGAATGCAAGTGATAGGTACATCAACATCAATATACGACTAATGAAGTTATTTGGTTTTAATTTAAGCAGAGACAACTCTGTCAAAGTAGAGGAGGTACAAGGTTATAAGACCTTTAGCACACCCTTTTTAAAAGTAGGTAAAGGTAACCTATCAACACCTTACATTGATGCTAGGGTGCTTGTTAATGGCTATGTTCGATTTGGTTCTGATAACTTATATCCACAACTTATAAATCAGTTATACTACACATCACCACTACATGCATCTATCGTTGACTTTAAAACCAATGCGACAATTGGTGGAGGTTTTGAAGTGATGAAACCAAAATCTATCACAGCTATTGAAGAGGTAGATATTTTAACGTTCATCAAAAGACTTGATTTAAAAGTGGTAATGCCACAGATGACCAAGGACATTATCCTACACAACAGATGTTACTTTAAAATCACTTTCAATCAAACAAAAGATGTTATTAAGGTAGAATTCGTAGGTGCTGAGAAAGTAAGAAAAGACCGATATGGTGAGAACTATTCTATATGTTATGATTGGTCGACATTGATTGATGTTGAAACTATCAAACCATATAAACACGATTGTCACGATAGAACACAGCTATATATATATGAGGCTAAATGTGTTGGTCAAGATGTTTATCCATTGCCTAGCTACACATCAGCTTTCAATTGGGCATTTCTAGATGGTGAGATGTCATATCTTCAAAAGAGCAACATAGTGAACTCTATATTCCCATCTTTTGCAATGATGTTCCCTAAAAAACCTCAAACACCTGAGGAGATGCAAGGTATTAAGGACACCATAGAAAAGGGAAAAGGTGCAAGTGAGGCTGGTAAAGCATTAGCATTCTTTGCGAATAATAAAGACCAGTTACCAACGATTGAGGCTATACCAACAAGCAATAACGATAATCTATTTCAAGTTACCACAGAATCGATTGATTCTAAAATATGTCAAGCACACATCATTGACCCTATCTTAATGGGTATTAGAGTTAGTGGTAAGTTAGGAAGTGGTACAGACATCAAACAAGCATACACTATTTTCGAGAAAAACGATGTAATGCCTAGACGAAGTTTAGTAGAGGATATTGTCAATGACCTTTTCGACATTGCAAAATTACCTTGTTCGATTAAACTCAATAACTTTCAAGTTATCAATGAAACTATTATCGAGGTCGAAGATTCCACGAAGAAAATAAACGATGCACTAAATGCCATGTCACCATTGGTAGCTACGAAAGTGCTTGAATCAATGACTGAAAACGAGATTCGTGCATTGGCATCATTACCTCCTGTAGATGGTGGTGATAAAATTAAATTACAAATAACAGCGCCATGATTTATTTTGTAACCGAGAACTACTTAAAAACAAAAACACCTATCACCGCTAACATAGATGTTAATGCTATCACTCCATTTATATCTACGCAAAGTGATATGCGTGTACAACCTATTTTAGGTACTTATTTTTATCAATATATACTAGGTAAGTACAATGCTCAAACATTAACACCTAATGAAGAGGTGCTTGTGGGATATATTCAACCTGTTGTAGCATGGAGGAGTGCAGAGGATGCAGTATTTGGTTTGTCATATCAACTTAAAAATAAAGGTCTACAAACACAGAATGGTGACTATTCCAATTCAGTTAGTCAGAGTGAGATTAGTTTCTCAATGGACCATTACGCACAAAAAGCATCATTTTATGAGGCACGTTTGTACGAATATTTAAAGGATAACAAAGACCTTTTTCCAGAGTTCACTAGTGTAAACAACAAAGATAGTGACATCAAACCAAGCAAGGATAAGGATAGTGGTTACACAAATAGTTTTATGTTCATATGAAAAATAACTTAGACATATATGCAATCGGAATCGGTGTCATGGGAGCAATTCTCAAGGGCATTAAATATAAAATAAACATGAAATCAATTATGTTGAGTGGTGCAGTATCTGCTATTTTAGCTTACTGTACGATAGGGGTGTTGGACATGTTCTTTTCTAATTTAGAGCCTCGTATTATTATCTTAGTTTCTTTCGCAGTGGGTTGGGTATCCAATGAATTGATGGATATTCTTGACGCTGTGGTAAAAGATAGCTATGATGTATTTATAGCATGGGGTAAAGAGAAAGTAAATAAATTCCTAAAGAAATGATAACAACAAAAGAGTGCATTGCTCGGTATGGTAAGCCACATGAAACAGGAAAACCATACCTGGTTAAGATAGAATTGCCTTATCCGATGAGATTAGCATGGGACAAGGACACTAAAGTAACATCAATGAGATGTCACACATTGGTAGCTGATGCGTTTACCAAGGTATTTAATGAACTTTTAGCTACCTATGGGTACGATAAGATAGTTGAACTAGGAATAGACCTGTACGGAGGCTGTTTTGCGTTTAGAAAGATGCGAGGTGGTAGTGATTGGTCTCGCCATTCTTGGGGTATAGCAATAGACTTAGACCCTGAGAGAAATAAATTGAAAGAAAGTGGTCTAACTGCTAGGTTTGCAAGACCAGAATATAAGCCAATGATAGACATATTCTACAAGCATGGCTTCAAATCATTAGGAATAGAAAAAAACTATGATTGGATGCACTTTGAAATAGCTAAATAGCTATATTTGAGAGCCAAAAATCCAAAAGACGTTTAATTTTTCGCTTAGGTAAGTCAAACCCTCTAAATTATT